GACGAACACAGATGGTAGAGCAGTCTCCCGTTGATCAAGAAACATCAACGAAAATCAAACAAAGCATTCAATCTATAATTCTTGTATTAAAGCCATATGGTCTAGATACGTCCAAAATAGACGTAGTTCGGTCCGTCCTGGCCACCGAAGCACATTGGTGCAACTTAGTGGCCAAATGTCCAAAGGGCGGCTGGATGAAAGTAGTCAAGTACAAGTTGGCCGCTTACTATGCGTCACAACATGACCAGATACTTCCGCCTGCACCCTTTGAGGCTGAAGACAAACCTAACCACCTTTTTAAAGGTGTAGTAGGAAGATGGCTAAAAAATAAAGTTTCTAATAAGAATATAGCGGAATCGATATTGCAGTCAATAAAGCAATCCAAGAAGGGCGCACCGCGCGCCACTGATGAAGAGCTAAAAGCAGAGGAAGTCGCCTTTGTAAAAATAATAACTACAAAGGAGAACATCGATCCCGAAAACCCTCACATGATTAAAAACATCCTATTAGGTTATCAAGGTCAAACAAATCAGTTAGTTAAAGACTGGAATGATCTAAACGAGATGCACCCTAAAATCGAAAACGAGTTGAATATAACGACGTGCAAAAGTCAGTTAAGAAGAACCGTACGAGAGCTATTCAAGGGACAAAAGTACACCTTGAAGGATAGATTCGAAATGTTCTTTCCATCAACCTCAGCAAATTATATTAATAATAATAAAAATGCAGGGGCGGTGGGAAGTATATTAGAACATCCTAAGCTACTTGAGGGACTAAGAGTCCCGGGTGGGTATTTCAAAGTTGAAATAAAAAATAAGGATGAGAGTGAGGAGATTATGATATATAACATTCCAACGCCGAAGACGACCAAAAACGTAGCTGCTGTTTCTGCAGAACGCAAAGTCGAGGGTCCACTGCCTGAGCATGGCAGGGTATACCCTTTTACAGTGACGGCGGATCCAAGTGACTTGGAGACAACCTTCGGTAGGTTCTGGGCAAGGCTCATAAGAGCGGCCTATGAAGAACTGCCACTGGTAAAACCTGTGGCCCTTGCGGAGTCTTTAAAGAACAGACTCATAACGAAAGGACCACCATTCCGAATGACTTTATTAAGAAATCATTGGAAGTTTTTACACACAGTTTTAAGAAGGCATCCGGCCTTTGAATTGATTGGACGACCCGTAGATACGGAATATGTGCTAAACCGTATGGGTAGAAATCTAGGAGACGATGAACATTATCTCTCAGGTGACTACGAAGGCGCGACAAACAATTTAAAAAGCTGGGTCTCGGAGGAAATAGCTGATGAGCTAGCCCTCCTACTTGGTTTCGGGGAGACAGAACGGGAGTTATTTTTAGACAGTCTAACACGTCATATATTCTTTAACGAACAGGGTGAGCCTGTAATGCAGGGTACTGGACAGCTGATGGGTTCAATCACCAGTTTTCCTATACTGTGCATTGCAAACGCTTCGTTGTGCCGTTGGGCACACGAAGTAGCTACTAACCGATTATGGACGTTAAAGGACATGCCGTTAATGATTAACGGAGATGACTGTGCTATGAGAGGGCCGCTAAGGCTCTATCAATACTGGAAACAAATAACAACCTACTGTGGGCTAAAGGAATCTTTGGGCAAGACCTATTGGTCTAAAGATTTCGTCGATATTAATTCAACTAGTTTTCAAAGAGTTGATGAATACGATCTAGCCTGCCAGCGCAAAGATGGCACCACAGTTCTAAGAACCTGTCCGTTTCGTTTAACAAATTATGTCAACGCAGGGTTACTCACGGGAAAAAAAAGATCCGGTGGTAACATAAATCTCAACGATTTAATAAGCGAGGACAGTAATTTGTCGGCACGTGCGTATGAATTACTACGTTTAGCACCGAAGCAAATTCACGGAAAGGTAATGAAGGCATTTATTCAACAGCACAAGGGTGTACTGGATAAAATGCGACTTCCATGGTACATACCCCGATGGTTAGGGGGTGTCGGTCTACC